CGATTTGGTTGGAGTGTTATGTTCACGGTGATACAAAGTTTACAGAATGAAATAATTACATTTAATGAGTGTAATTTAATCCATAAAATACCAATCATCTGGAAATCTGTTCCCATAATTAACATCATCATGGTAAACAGTTTCTCTCACATTGTAGAACGATTCAGTGTGATTATAATGATGATTTGGATCACCAATTACCTCGACAGTTGCTGTTACTTTGTGAGGTGTAATTAACCGTTGGTTGTTGTTAAGTTTCATGGTGTAATTTGTGTGTGAGTTGTTGTTAATTAATTCCGAAATCACTCTCGATTTCTTTACATGTAAACTCATGCAAATCGTGCATCCTATTTGTGTTACCTAAGAGCTCAACATACTCAATGATTGTATCATTTAAGAGTTGTGAATCCTCTTGTAATAAATAACATAAATTAGAGCATAATTCTTCTTGATATCTATTAAATTTAGTCATGTAATTAACCTTGAATTGTTTACATTTTAATTATACATTTAATTTCAGAATCAAGATGTTCACCGTGATACATAGTTTACATGCTGTAATAATTATACTAACTGTGTGTCTCTTATCTAACATTGTATCGCTACAGATGCTCACGCTTCGATGTTAACAATTGAAAACATATTGCAACCCGCTCGTTGCTTCGCAACTCGCTCAATTTGCGACGGTAGATGATACATAGCACGTGCAATCATGTGCAATTCTTGTTAACGAGCGAGCGAAGCGAGCGATATAAAGAAAAACGCCGAGACCCCTTGGGGGAGAATGAGTCTCGCCCGTCTTAAGGAGTGCCTTCAGAAATTTATGGTGAATTTTCAGGGAAGATGTAGGTAAAGTAGTAAATAATCAAAGCAATCATGCATATCCAAAGTATTATAGAACTCATTAACCAGCATCCCTGTTAAATTGTTCAATACCTTTGTCGGTTAACACATGATTGTACATTTTATCGAATACACCAACAGGTACAGTACATATATCTGCACCAAGAGCGAATGCAGTACTAACTGATTGAGGATCACGAATAGAAGCAGCTAAGATTTGAGCAGATACACCAGTATTTTTAATATCATTGATTAATTTCATACCATCTAAGGAATTATCATCCATTCTACCGATAAACGGTGAAATATAGGTAGCCCCCGCTAAGGACGCTAGGATCGCCTGTGCCGGGCTAAAGATCAAAGTGACATTAACCCTCACATTAACAGCTGAGAGCCTCTTACAGACGTTTAGACCGTCCACAGAGCAAGGAACCTTGATAGTAGCATGAGAACCATAGGATTTTACGTGTCCCATAGCTCTAGAGAAGAGATCTTGTTCGTTATCTCCCACTACTTCCATACTAACATCTTTTATTCCTGCTTTAATCAAATCCCAGTACACATCTTGAGGATGTTTACCACTTTTAAAGATAAGAGAAGGGTTAGTAGTTACACCAGAAATCAATCCAGTTTTAAATCTACTGATAACATCTTTTGTTTCAGCCGAATCGAGAAATAACTTCATATACTTGTGGGTAGTTTTGTTTAATAAGTTGTTTAATATCGAGAGCTATGCCTCTATGTTCTTTTTGAGTACCATTAGCAGTTCTTAAATCACAATAATGAATCCAAGATCTTAAGGTACCATTCATATATAATCTTGTAGGAGTACCCATTGGAAGTACTTCTCTAGCACATTCTTTAGCCACACCATCTTTAAGTAAGTTTTTATATAACCTATAACACTTAGAATAATGAAGTTGTATTGTAGCTTGCCAATTAAGTTTATCTATTTCATCAGTTTCTAAACTATTCTGTCTATTCTTTGGATCTTGAAGTCGAAGTTCTGGAGGTTTTGGAAGATCCAATCCTTCTACATCTGCATATCTTTGACTAAACTCTTGAAAACTAAAGGATCTATGTCTTAATAACTGAGCTGAAATACTTCGAGTAGTATTAATTTCAACACACATATTCACCATTTCAAAGGGGGACCAATGTTTATGAGTGATTAGATATCTAATTAGTTTAGAGCTATCTTTATTATTTTGATTAGTAGGGTTGGATACTCTAGCCATATAGGCTATCAGTTCATCTCCATTAGGAGTAGCATGAACTAGAGTTACTTTATGCATTTAAGTTAAGTTCAAGTTGAGTTTCTGGAATATAGAATGTATCTTCTTTATTCTTTCTTATCTGACAAATATAAGTAGTAGAATCTGGACGTTGATAAGTCATATCTGACTCATGACTATTTAACAGTAACATCCTTATTATCTTATCTTCTTTATTAATCATATAGAGTAAGTATTATAGGTATATCCAAGGGGAGACAAAGAAAAGAGGAGTGGGTTGTTTATGTGTCTCGGGGATATAAGTATAAAGAGGAGGAATTGATGTCTGAAAGACGAGATTCCTCCCTTAAGGGGTCGGGTCCACCCTTCCCTTCCCCTGTATACGGATGTGGTTAGCTTAAACCCAGGTAGGGACTTCTTTTCCACCTTCTAGACCTCTAGCTTGTTGTCTTTGGTCTTTATCCATACCAAATACTAGGTGGTTAGCGGAGTTTTGAGGATGTTCTATAAAGTCTTCCATCATTGAATTCCATTCTTCTAACTTACGATCAGCTATTTGTCTTTCAGCTGAGATTGAAAGTGCATCTGTAAAGTATTGAACACCTTGAGCTAAGGCATCAAGTCTGTCATCATGCTTAACTGCACCTTTCTCTCTACACATTCTAGACATTTGGTAGAATAGCATATACATGAGTCTGAGTTCTGGAGCTTCGTCTTTGTTAGACGCATAGTCCCATTCGATAACACTCCTGTTAACGACAAGACGATGCTGATTAAGAACAGGCTCAAGGGAATCAATAATACGATCTTCTTTCCTAACATTTGCACGAGTTTCTTCTATGAATATAGCTTGTTTAGTATTTTGTATATGTTTTTTAAATAATTCAGCTACTATACCATCACCAAAGTTAGATTCAATTAGTAATGTAGTAACATTATATTTCTTACAACCTTTAAGGATGTTTAGCAATGTTGTGTCTGAGTACCCGTCTCGGTACGCACGCATCTCATGCAAATAGAGATATCCATTTCGTTGGGATATAAATGCTGCAGTTGTTTCATCGCTTCCCCGACCCGATGGGTCCACGCTACAAATTGTTTCCTGGTAATCTCCCCATTCTCCAACAAGTTGCATTGGAGAGTAAAAATAGTCTCCTGGTAAGCCAACTGTAGGGAGTTCTTTGATGACATTTGAAGGATCTGAGCACCATACAACGGACTCTGGAGCTTTAGTGGGGTTAACAGAAGTGACGACCATATCAGCCATCTTAAGAGGGAACTTTTCAGCATCAGATAAACTTGTATCTAGTTGGAACTGAAGCATAAAGTTAGACCGACCCATAGATGCTTCACGTTCTATTAGGTCATCATTATTGAATCTATCATCTGTAGGATCCCATTCTAGAGCACCAGATTCAAGATCTGCTTGTATTTGAGGTGCTAATAGGTTTTCATATTGACTGAGCTTGTCTTTTCTGGGATATCTGGAGGGCCAAACGAACGGACGGTAGTTACGCTCAGCCAACTTACGATAAACAGTAAAGGTAGTCTGAGGAGTCCCGAGATACATAATACGGCTATCACTTTTTGGCGTGAGGATAGATTCAGCCTCTGTACAAAGTTGGAGAAGCTTTTCACGCATCAACTCCGTCATAGAGTTTCCTGGGACTTCTATATCGTCCAGAATCATCAGATCTGCACGAGACCCAGTAAGCTGCCCAGTTATCCCTACACTTTTTACGCTGGGAGCCTGGTGAGGAGAGCAATTGACGTCGAAAGAAATTCTTGACCATCTGCTGTCGTCTGCTTTTGGTCTGAGGTGGGCTAGCCATGGTGTTTCAATTATAAGTTTTTGTAAGAATATGGACATGTTATCTGCACGTTCCTTAGAGGCAGATATGATCATTATCTTCCGTTCGGGGTCGTTAAATAATGTCCATAACACAAAAGCACCAGTAATCCAAGATTTACCAACACCTCTAAAGGCTTGGATCTGTAATCTTTTTGGTCCATGTTGTAAATAGTCAGCTATAGCATACTGTGCTCTTGTGGGAGAAGGTAAGTCAAGTTGAGACCATAGGGCTTGTAGAAACAACTTGAAATCTTCTTGTAATGCGGTTAAAGGGTCGGTCATACTTTCCAACGATTACCAAATCCACTAGAATCTAGAGAACCAGCACCGTCTTTTTTAAGTTTTTTAAGAAGCTCATTAACTGCAGGATCTTTACCTGAGCCTTTATACCTAACTCCAGGTATATTTGAAATTAGCAGTTGCTTTAATTTCTTTTCTTCTGCTTTAGTTATGGTGCCTTTTTTCTTTTTGATTTTAAGTTTTGCTAGTAATGACATGGTTATAATGCTTTAGAAAGGATTTTAAGTGATTTGTTATTAGGTAAGTCTGTATCAATTTTCTTTTTCTTAGTATTAGCTTGTTGATTAAAATCTAATCTAGATATATCAATACCTGTATTTGTAAAGTCAAGAGCAGCTGATGCACCATCACCTATAACTGGTACCCAACCAATAGCACCACTTAAAGCAGCAATACCAGCTTGATCTAGTCTACCTTGTTTTAAATAATCCCAAGATTCTTTAGCAGAAAGCACTATATCAACACCAGGGACTAATTTCGCTGCAGTTTTAGCTCCACGTTTTGTTACTAAATCTGCAATTTGCCTAGCAATACGTTTTTGTACTTGAGGGTTTTGTAGTACTTGTGTAGTAGCTAATGTACCACCAGCCACACTTGCTTGTACTACGTTACCAGTCGCAACACCAGTAGCTGTTTGAGCTACTAAATCTGCTGTTCTTGTTTTACTAATAAGATTACCAAGTTTACTTTTAACAGCATCTTTAAGTAAATGAGTTGTTTCTGGTAAACTTTTTATATTCTTTTGTGATACTTTAGTTTCACTTCTAACTTGAGGACCACGTTGAATTAGTTCGTTTTCAGCTATTGACATAGCTTGATCTATAGGTATATCAGTATTATGCACTAATATACGCCTAACTAATGCACTATAATCATTAAAATTTCTAACTTTTGGACTAGTACCTTCCATTAAATATTCTTGGAAAGCATGGGTTTTAGATCTAGAAATACCTGCTTCATCTAATTCCCAATCTGCACGTTCAATTCCTGTTTCTTGTTTAGATAGATTACCAGCTGCACCTTCAGGAGCTAAATTAGTTCTAGCATTCGGTCCTCCTAATTTAGCAGCTCTACCGTGACCTGCATGTGTTTTATACCCATGTTCCCAAGCCCAAGCATTAGCTTCCCTTTGAGCTTCAGAATAAACAGAACCTTGCCATCTTAAAAAACCTTTTTTAGATTTACCAGGAGGCCAAGCTTTTTGTTTATCTAATCTTTCTATTTGTGCATCAATTTCAGGGTTTGTACCTCTTGTATTTTCTTTTCTAGTGTTTGAGGATTTATTTATACTCTTTTCAGTTCTTGCGATCCATTTTTTAGGCTCACCTTTCCTAGAACTTTGTTTAATTTTCCATCCTGGTAGTACACCAAATTTTTCATAAAATCTAGTAGCAACTGGATGGTTATTATCTGTCATCCATTTATTAGCGGCTTCTACATACTCTGCTTTTGTACCTTCAAATACTTTGTATTCTTTTGCCATTTAACTAATATGTGTAAGGATCATTTGTTCCCTATCGGGTATTGTTCCAAAAGTAGCTCGCATCCATCCGAGCCAATTACTACTCCCCTTCTCCTGATTACATCTTCTACAGGCTGGTACAACATTCGTTGCAATATCTTCACCACCTTTAGATTTAGGTTTAACATGATCGATTGTAAGTTGATGTAATTCATAATTGTTTCCACAATAAACACATGTACAATTGAAGTGCTCTTTAACAGCTCTTCTCCAGAGCTTCTTAGCGTCAGGACTTGTCATGGTTATTAGATTGTATAAATAATGGTTAGGGGTTGGTAGTAGTGGGGTCATGTATTATTTACGACCCCTATTGATTTTAAGACTTTCGGCTTTGTACGATCCGTTAGATTGCTTAGATGCATCACGTTTATCGCCTACCTTTAAACCAAGTCTTTTTCTTTCACGGTAATGTTTACGCTTGTATTCTTTAGAATGAGCATATTTACCGCCAGGGCTATTATCTTTTACATGCTTAGCACGAGACTTAGCATTTGTACGATATGTTTCAGTTGATGATTTTGCCATACATCCTTTGGTTTACTAGGTCAGGGTCTACTTTAGGTAAGATATTAGCTAACTTATCTAATGGGTTTCCATCGTAAGCTACTCCACTAATATCATTTGTTTTAAGCCATTCACATGCTGCTTTTAAATCTTGAGTAGAAGCTGTGCCACTTCTGACCCGTGATAGAAATTCTTCTGTGACAAGGCTATGTAATTCGTTGAACTGGTCTTCTGTGGCTTTCTTCATTAGGCTGTTTTAATTTTAAGGTCTTTTTGAGCTTTTAAGTTATAAAGACTTCTAGTCATTTCTTCTAGAGCTTTTATATTAGATTTAGTTCTAGGTCTTCCTCGAGCTGCTTCTATTCTTCTTTCAAGTGCTTTAATTTGAGTTTCTAAAGACATTTACCCTCCAGGGAATAAGTTTTTCTTAATTAATGCTACTGCCTTATCATCAATGGTGTTATCAGTAGACTCAGAGTATGCTTCAAGTAGTTGTATAACTAACTCCTTTACAGCAGATGAACTAAGGAATGCCATTAGGATGGGCTTGATAAGTACGATCATTTTTTCTTTTTGAATGGGTTGATGTTCCAAGATTTTTTATCTTTTTTGGGTGGTTCTATTGATTTTTTATAAGCAGATATAGCAATAATATCACTACACATGCTTTCTACTCTGGAGCCAGGTCTCAACATAAAACCTTTAGTTTGTAACTCTGCACATTTGAGAGCACGAACTAGCTCGTAGTCTAATCTCATTTTTTCTTCTTGCCTAGCAGCAATAGAAAGACAACGCTTTAATCCTCTACGATCCAAAGGTACCATAAAGTTAATTTGTGCTCCCCAGTTTTCAGCCATTGTGTAGCTAGAAGGTTCCATAACACCTTCATCTATATCCCAAGGTTTCGTATG